AATGTATGGTAAAACCCATACTGATGAGGTTAAGTCTAAGCTTTCTTCTTTTAGAAAAACTAGAACTGGCAGATTGAGCAGCAGATTTAAGGGTTATTGGCATTGTGGAGAGTTTGGCAAATTTGGATCTCAAGGTGAGGCTGAGAGGGCCATTGGTAAAAAGTGTGTCAGATATAGGTGTATTCAGAGTAAATCTGAGCGTTGGAAAAATTGGTTCTTTGAACCTATAAAGGAGTAACTGTGGGCGTAATTATCCCAGATTTGATAGTCGAGAGCATTATAAGAGATGGCCTAGAAAATATCAAGAATGATTTGACTATCATAGACGATATATTCTCAGAACTCAATGAAAATTATACACTTAGGAAATATGGCGCTGCTGAAATAGCCAAAATCAAAACCTTTTTTACGCAAAAGGGCAAAAGTATAGCAGTCGTTCATTCATTTCATGAGGCTGCAGCTAAAAATCCAGCATATTCTATTCAGATGGGTATGGACAACGAGAAGGTCGATGAGAGTCTTTTACAAGATTTCGTGGCTGATACTCAAGAGGATTTGAATGCGACAGAATTACAAGACTTGGTGAAGGCAGATAATATAGTGCCTGATTCATATGATGAGATCTCCGGAATACTGAGATTACCAGATTCCGTTGACTTATCAACAGCTTACCCTAATCATATCTATGTGGATGGGGTCGGAACTGAGCATACGATTAAGGGCATCTCAGAGGCCACAGGTGACAAGTTCCTATCTTTTGAACCAGGATCTGAAGTAGATATCTCAGACTTTGGTCAAATCAAATCATTCATTACAGTCAAGCAATATGAAGATGCTCAAGTGACTGACATGGTGAAGATCCTTATCGGCGTCCATTCTAAGGAAGCCCTATTAACTAAATATTTGTATGCAATCCTAAAATACATTCTACTCTCTAGAAAACAGGATATGATCAAAAGGTGTTTTGATAAGACTACACTTTCTGGATCTGACTTTACTAGAGATATGAAATATCAAGGTGACATGGTTTACACAAGATTCTTAACAATCACAGGTACGGTTGAAGATTCATGGAAATCAGACAAAGTTGACCTCATTGATGCTATCGAAATTGACGCAGAACCGATCGATTGCTAGTAAATAAGAACGACTTTAAATTGATATAATTATTGTATGAGTAGGAAGAAGAAAGTTTCGAGAAGGAAGTCTAAATCCGCTGAACCCAAAGTTAATAGAATCAGCATGACTAATTTCTTCAACCGATGCATCAATTTGGGGATCCTAAAAGACTATGAAGTTAAACCACTTAGAGTCTTTTTTACTCAAAGAGATTTAAAAGAAGAAGAAGATTTAGAAACTTACACAAAGATGCTTGAAAAATATTAATTTATAGGAGTCAAAAATGGCCAAAACTGTTACATTTAATGGACAAAAACTTAGAAAGCCAGGTGCGTATTCTAAGTTTAACGTGGATAACTCGGCTGGAGCCCCAATTGGATCCAACGACACAATCTTCCTAATCGGTGAATCAACTAAAGGAGCTCCTGGCTCTGTTACTGGAATCGTAGAATATGCTGCTGAGAGATTAAACACTCTCATTGAAGTTTACGGGTCTGGTCCACTTGTTGATGCTGCAATCGCTGCGGTTAAGCCGTCTCGTGAGCCTGGTGTTTCTGGTGCTGGACGAGTTCAAATATATAAGACAAATGCTGCTACTCAAGGTGAAGTTGATGTTCCTGCTGCTGGTGGAGACATCTTCGAAGTTAAAGGTCAAAACTACGGTCTTGACGATAACTTGCTTTCAATTGTTCTTGCTGACGGAACTGCTCCTGCTACTCAAAAGACTGTCTCAATTACTCAAATCGGTGGAACTACTGAGAATCTTGGTGAAAACGCAAACCAAGATATCATAACTATTGAATACACTGGTGACGCTACAACTTCTTCTTTGACAATCACAGGTGCTGCTCGTAATGCAATGACTCTTACAAACACTCTTGCTGGTGACCAAACTGATGGATCTGTTGATCTTTCGATTCCTCTTGGAAACATCACTATGAAGCAACTTGTTGATCAAATCGACGCACAAACTGGTTATTCTGCTACTCTTAATAATGTTGCTTCCACAAATAGATCTGGTTCTGAACTTGATCCTGTTTCTGGAGTTGATACTACTTCGGCTGTTGTTCTTAAAAGACTTCAACTTGAAATTCTTGATATCATCAACGGTTCAACTAGAGTTCAAGCTCTTATGATTGCAGTTCCTCAAGAAGGTTTACCTAATAACGGTAGTTTTGCCTTAACTGGTGGAGCTCAAGGTGCTTCAACAAACTCAAATTTCGCAACTGGATTATCCAACTCACTTGCCAAGACTTATAATGTGGCTCTTCCTTGTGTCTCTAGAGACGCTACTGAAGATATCGCTGACGAAAAGCTTGGATTTACTGATCCTGCATCAACTTATGATGTTGCTTCAGTAATCGCTGCTACTGAGTCTCACCTTCGATTAAGAGGTCAAACTAAGAATCGTAAGGAAGCTCAAGGTATGGGTGGAATTCGTAAAACAACTAAAGCTGCTGCTTTTAGCTCAATCTCTGGTGTTGGTTCTGAATTGATGCAAGTTACTATGCAGGATTGTGTGACTCTTGATGAGACTGGTACTTTGGCTGTTAAAATGCCTCACGTTATGGCTGCAATTATGGCAGGTGTTCGTTTAGGTACTGAAGTTGGTGAGCCACTTACACATAAATTTATTAACGTATCTCAAATCGGCCACATAATTGATCCTGATACTCTTCTTGAGTCTGGTGATTTCAACGCCGGTCTGGATGCTGATGATGCAATCGATAATGGTGTTCTTTTCGCTGAGGAAGCTCAGGGCGGATTCCGAATCGTTGTTGATAACACTACTTACGGTCGTGACGAATCATTCGTTTTCAACCGAGGTTCTGTTGTTGAAGCATCTCAGTTCGTGTTCAAAACTCTTAGAGAGACTGCTGAGTTGGTCTTTGTTGGTAAGAAAGTATCAAACGGTCTTGCCGCTTCAATTAAGAGTGTTGTGCGAAACAAACTTAGAGAACTTAACGCACCTGATGTACAAATCATTACTTCAAGTAATGACGCTCCTGAAGGATTCAGAGAAGATACATTTGTGGTAACTGTTAGTGGAAACACTGCTCGTGTTCAAGTTGAATTTAAGCCTGTTCAAGGTCTTGACTTCGTGTTGTTCGATTTCACTCTAGGTGACATTCAACAATCAGCTTAAGTTCTTTAAATATTCCAAGCATTTGTCTGCGGTACCTGAAAAGGTGCCGTATTTTTTTGCAATAGACTCCATTCGTTTGATTCTAGATTTTACATTAGACTCATTAAACTTTCCGCCTCTACCCAAGAGCCGTGTTTGTACAACATTAATAGGTTCTTGTATAACTACTATATCCTTTACTTCAAAGAATTGAGATATTAGATTTATATCTTTAACGACGTTAAACGAGGTTTGGTAAATTACCGTCTTATTTAAACTAGACTTTCCAATATCATAAATATCATGCTTCAAGTCTTTATTTAATATAAAATATTCATCAGACAACTTGTTTGAAATAGTAGATTTACCTGAACCAAAGGTACCAGTCAAAATAATAACTTGTGGAGTTTTGTCATTTTTTGATTGATTCTCAGTTGACCACAATGGTCTAAAATTCTTATAATTATGGATTATATGCTTATTTTCTTCGTTTATAAATTTTAAAGGAATTATATGATCTAAATGCCAACCTTTTAAGGACCAATTTTCCCAAGACATCCCTTCTTTAAATTGAAACTCAATATAATCAGAAAATTCTTCAATAGTGCATCCTAATAAAGACTCTCCAGTTGTGGAATAACCTAATAAAGACTTTCTAATAATTGAATATTCATTATGATATAGATTAGTGCAAACTTTACATTTAGACGATGGAAACTTAATAGAGGTATATTGATCCAAAGATTTGAACACTTTACAATGGCCACATACTTTTCCATTTTCATTCTTCCATTTTTGTCTGGTTTTTAAAGCTTTTGTTTTGATTGTTTTTTGGATCAATTCTTGAATTTCAGGTCTTTGTAGATTAAAACTTCCGTGGTTATCAAACTGTGTCTCTTTAGCTTTGGCCCGAGATGTTTCAGAGGCCGCGGCTTTTATACCTTTCTTATGAACTTCAGGTAATTTTAAAATACAATCAACACCATATTTTTCGAGATTGGTTTCTTTTATCCTCTTCTTAACTGATTCTAATTGAAATGGATTCTTGTCTCCATATTTGTCTTTAAATGTGTCTCTCGCTCTCGATACTCCAGCCTGTTTGCGGCATTTTGAGCATTCATAATAGCCCAAATCTTTGATTTTACGCTTGATGTGGTTTAATCTATGAACTCCAGATTTACCACATTTAGGGCAATCAAAAGAGTATCTATCATTTACTCTGTACGCTTTTTTATCTAATCTGAATTCTAGAGTTAAATAATCATACCAAGTCTTCATCATATCTCCAATCCTTGTTCTGGTTAAATTATAACATATTTTATAGATATAATATACATATGAGTAAAAAAGTAGTATGGGGACAGCCTAAAGTCTCCTCGTCTAAACGGACGGGGAAATATAAGAACGTAAGAGAGTTCTTAAAGAAGGCCAATGCAATTAGAGACGAGCAACTTGAAGCACAAGAATATCTAATGAAAGCCATGCCGGCCATGTCCAAATTGTTAGAGCTAAGGCTCAGAAACGGTGAAGGATTAATGGTAATGAGACCATTGAATTATATGACCTCAGTTATGAAATCTGAGGAAGAAGACGATGGTTTCTATAATGTCAGGAAGAGTGAAAACTCTCAAGGATTTGTTGACAAAAGAGTCACAATCATGCCTGGTACTAAATTGATGCTGAAGTCATTAGATGTTGGTTTGAGAGAATTTGTGTTTAATGACGCTATGGGTAAAGAGCATGCGATAAATTTTGACGATAAGAATTTATTGATGACCCAAACTGACGTATTTGAAACTGTAAGAAATTTATTTGAGGCAAATAAAGGAGAATAAAAATGAGTAAAACGTTTTCTGGACCTAAAGGATCTTTAAAGATCAACGGTACTAAAGTTGGTTTTGTTGGAGGAATCTCTGTGAATCATGAGAATACTCTACAAGATATCGACGTTATCGATCAAGTAGAGACTGCTGAGCACGCAGAAGTAGGTCACAAACCCTCATTCAGCGTTCAATTGTTTAAAATTGATGGTAATGCTGCTACTGAAATTGGTATCGAACCTACAAATCTTGATGACCTATTGAGTCAACCTGAGTTGACCATGGAAATCTACAACCGCATCGGTGACAAAGTGGAATACACAATGTCAGGTGTTAAGTTCGAAGGTGGATCTGGCCAATTAGACGCTCGCGGCGTTTGGCAGGGAACTTGGAATTTTAAAGGCAGAAGAGGCCAAGGACTCTG